CGTAAACCCAAAGACGAGAACGAACGACTAAAGGAATACGGATACCACATACCGAAGCGGTAAAAAGCTCCTAACGATAAGGAGTTAATAACATGGCAAGCGGTTTGAACACCTACTCGCAAGTTTCCAGTATTGCACAGGCGATGCAGGAAGATGCGACTCTCATTGCCCGCACCACGCCGTTGATGACACAGCTAGTACAGGTATTCAGCGATATGGGCGGAGGCAATGAGCGAAAAAATTACGAATATTCCGACAACACAGCACAATCTATTGGGGAATCTGATGATCTCACCAGCACGGTCTTTGAACCTTCATTACTGACGACCCTCACTCCTGGTGAAATCGGTTTGCAGTATTTTGTAACCGATAAACGGGCGGCCTCAGAACTACCCGAAAATATCGTCAGGGACGGCGCAGCCGACTTAGGCGCTGCAGCTGCTGACAAAATCGAAAGCGATCTGCTTAGCGATATGCAGTCCTTCACTGGCGGCACGATTGGCGCAAGTGGCACGACCCTCACCTGGGGACATTGTTTGGCGGCTATTGCACGCGCACGAAAAGCACTAAAAAATCAGACCATTCCCTTGGTCATGGTACTGCATGAGTACCAATGGTTCGATGTTGCGAAGGCAGCATCTATTGCAGCCGATACCTCTATGGCACAAGCCCCCCAATTCTCCAACGACATCACGTTGAACTATTATCGTGGACGAGTAGCCAACACAGCCATTTTCGTTACAGCTAACAGCGGTATGGAAAGCGGAACGGATGCTTATGGCGGAGTATTCCCAAGAAGCGCACTTGCATTTGATGTAAGGCGCGACATTCGGATTGAACCAGAACGTGACGCGTCACGGCGTGGCACAGAATACAACATGAGTGCTCTTTATGCTCATGGGGTTTGGTACGCTAAATATGGCGTGCAGATTATATCCGATATTACTGCCCCAAGTAGCTAAGAAAGGAGTTAACTAATGGCTGGTAACATTCACGTACAAAGTATTTACCTCTGACGACATCGGCGGCGGTGTGCGGATTCTCGAAGCAATGGCAGTCAACATGGCTGCGACTGCTGGCGGCACATCCTTTACGCTGGCATTGCATAAGTATTCCAACGCAGGCACTCCCGCTGTAAACGGCACCATCTCCGACACAATCGGTGGTTCTGCTGATGAGTGGGCGGATAGCGTTCCCAAGGAGTTTACAATCGACTCTGATTATAGCTTCCTGGATGCCGATGAATGGCTTGCGGTTGCGTACGCTGAGGAAAATAGCGGCAATCCAACACGGGCCTACATCACCATCAAATACGAAGTCGGCAAATAAACAATTTAATTTCAGGGGTTAGATAGATAGCATGCGTCGAAAAGGGATGCCTCACCCCTGCTAACCCCTTATTGAGGCGCTGGAGGTAACACAAATATGAGGATAATGTGGCTCTCAAACGCTCCCTGGGCGGCTACGGGATACGGAAATCAAACCGGATTGTTCACGCCTAGAATAAATGCCTTGCCAAACGTTAAGGTTGCTATCACGGCGTTTTATGGACTGGAAGGTTCCGTCTTGGGCTGGGAAGGCATAGACGTTTTCCCAAGGCATCGACACAGCTATGGTATGGATATTATTGATGCCCATGCCCGCAGATTTGAAGCTGATATTGTAATTTCGCTGATGGACGCTTGGGTGATAGTACCAGAAATGATACGCCCACCTATCAAATGGATTCCCTGGTTTCCCGTAGATAGCGAACCGTTGCCGATTGCTGTGCAGCGCAAAGTAGAGCAAGCGCACAAACGGATTGTATTTAGCCGATTCGCAGAACAAATGTGCCAGGATGCTAATCTTGATTGCTATTATGTACCTCACGGCGTTGATACAAAGGTATTCAAGCCAACCGGACAACTGGAAGCACGACAGCAATTACAGATCCCTGATGATGTATTTTTGATTGGTATGGTGGCAGCCAACAAGGGTGCGCCATCCAGAAAAGCCTTTACTCAGCAGCTGGATGCCTTCAAGATGCTTAAAGATAAGCACGATGATGTAAGAATGTACATTCACACTGAGGCGGAAACCCCCAGCGGCGTAAACTTACCCGAATATATTAATCATATCGGGCTTGTAGTTGGCAAGGATGTAGTTTTCGCACCACATTATGATTATCTGGTAGGGATGCCGCCAGAAAAGATGAACATGCTTTATAACGCCTTTGATGTACACACATTGGTCTCACTTGGTGAGGGGTTTGGCATTCCCATCGTAGAAGCGCAGGCAGCGGGCTGTCCTGTGATTGTAGGGGACTGGACGTCCATGAGCGAACTTTGCATGAGCGGCTGGAAGGTGCCCAAGAGTGAATCAGATCATATCTGGACAGGCGTGGCTGGCTATCAATTCATTCCACGTGTAGAAGCGATATATGAGCAGTATGAAGCGGCTTACCGCATGAAGGGCAATCAGGACTACCGCAAACAGGCACGCAAAGAAGCGCTAAAGTATGATGTTGATAAAATCACTGAGAAATATTGGAAGCCTGTTCTTGCTGATATTGAGGCGAGTTAGAGGATAAGGAGGCATAAATGGCACGTAAATATACTTACATTGGCGACATTGCTGATAAAGTAGCAGAACGAAATAAGCTGACCATTAAAGATAGTGATGCCTACATGGATGCGATTGTCCTTGCCCTTGTAGAAGTGGCAAGCCGTCAGGTGCATATTCTGGATTTAGTAGAAAAGGGAATCGTGGAGCGCGATGAATAAAGTGGCAGTCGTTATCGTTAATTACAACATGCCTGAACGGGCGGATGCGCTTGCAGAACACATTAAGGCTAACTTGCATAATAAAAAAGAAAGCCCGATAATTGAAATTGTGAGCGCGTCATGATAAGCGTTGTAACACCCTGGCACAATACACCAGAATTAATCACTACTTATGAACCATCTGTAATGGGTGCTGAGGTTGTGATCATTGACAACGCTAGTGAGCCGGATGTTGCACTACTGATTCAGCACATGACCGAGAGATTAAGCGGCAAGTATATCCGCAATCAAGAGAATATGACATTTTCTATTGCCAATAATCAGGGTTACAGAAAGACTACTAAAGATATTGTCGTGTTTTTAAATTCAGATATTTCTGCACCAGTTGAATGGCTTGAGCAAGTTGAGCGCGAGGTTAATCCTGGGGCGCTTTATGGACCATCCTTGTTACACAAAACTTCTAACAATCAGGTCTTGCCATATATCGAAGGTTTTTGTATCGCGGCTACACGTGAGACATGGGAACGATCCGGATTGTGGGCTAATGACCTATCTGGAAACTATTGGGATGATAATATCCTTTGTTTAAAGGCGATCCGCAATGGTATTAAACTTAAGCGAACGGATTGGCCTGTGATCCATTTTTCAAATTACACCAGCTCCCGCACACCAGGTGCATATAATGAATCCAATGCAAATCAGATGTATTTTCATAACATGGTGAAAAAAGCATGAAGCCATTGCTCTCCATTATAACTCCATGTTCACGTCCTGACAAACTACCAATCATGGCTGTATCCATAAAACCTGGACGATTGCTGTTTGATTTGACATGGTTGGTAATTCTGGACGGCGGAGAACATCCCGATTCGATTAGCGGCAATGCGCAAAGAAATGACGCATTGGATATTATATCGCGCGGTTGGGTATGTTTTATGGATGATGACAATCTGATCCATCCCAGTTTTTTTAGTGGCTTATTGGATGCCATTACAAGAGATTCGAGTGCGCGGGGCTTTGCTTATAATCAGATTATGTGCAATGGGCAAACAAGATTGCTGGCCTCACACGAAGCTATGCATCCATGTCATGTTGACATAGCGCAAGTATGTATCCAGCGTGAACTAATTGGCACTATTAGATTTATACCAAACATCTATGAGGCCGATGGAGAGTTTATTGAAGCTGTGTACCAATCCGATCAAGAAGCGTGGAGATTTATTGATGACGCACTATGTTATTATAATGCATTGAGGTGACGATGTATCAAATTAATGGCTGTCCCGTACCAATCTATCAAGACGAGGGCGAATTAAAAAGACTTGTTGAGTTAGTCAAGAAACTCAAGCCAAAGTGTATATTAGAAATTGGTTCGCTTTACGGTGGAACTATGTGGTACTGGATGAATGTTGCAAATGGCGCAAAGATCGTGTCTGTTGACATTGGAGTTGGTTGCCCTGATTCGCGCCATACAGAAATTGAATACGCACGCTTGAATTTGTGGCCTGAATGGGAAAAAGAAACCGGCTGCACGATCACGCAAATTCGGGCTGACAGCACCTCACCTGACACGGTTGAAGAAATAAGAAAACACGCGCCATTTGATTTTGTTTTCATCGATGGCGGGCACACTTTTGACATAGCAATGTCAGACTGGAACAACTATTGGCCGATGTTACGAGCCGGTGGTTTTCTCGCGTTTCATGACATTGCTTATCCAGATATAAACAGTGAGGGTGTTGGAGTCGGCATTGTATGGCGCAAAGTCAGGGATAATGGAAAATGGCAGGAGTTTATCCGTGAGCATAATCCCGAACAATGGATGGGTATTGGCGTGATATGGAAAAATAGTGAGGAACAAACATGGCAGCTAGAACAGGATTAGCAGATTATATCACTGAAATTCGACAATCGGCCGAAATCGGTAAAGAAGATTATACACTCGGGACCGTTACTTACTGGTCTGACAATCATATTCAAACTTATCTTGACCGATACCGTGAGGATTTGTACCGTGTGGAAATTAAGCCTGTTTCTCAATATGAGGGCGGTTCACTAGTTTACAAAAAATACTATTGTCCTTACAGATACCTTGAAGAAGGAACGGATGTCTTTGAGATTGAAGACCAGGCGGGTGACCCTGTCGGAACGGCATTATATAGCGTAGATTATGCAAAGGGTATTGTCACCTTCGCAAGTGATACCGGTGGTTCGGCTTATTTCCTGACCGGTTATGCACACAATCTAAATATGGCAATCGCTAAAATATGGTCGTTGAAAGCCAGTCATTATGCTGGTCGAGTTGATTTTTCGACCGACAACCATTCCATCAAAGCCAGTCAATATCAAAAGCATTGTGTTGAAATGGCAAGCTACTACCGGCAAGGCGGAGATGATTTTGGTATTCAATCCGTTGAAGTAATACGAGGTGACCATAAATGAGCTTCTTCACTGATGCTGATTTAGCTTGGATGCAGGATGAAGTTGAGAAAACGTTGCCTGATACCTGTAATATCCTGACAATGACTAAAACATCAGATGGTCAGGGCGGATGGACGGAGTCTTGGGGAACAGCAATAGCAAGTGTGGCTTGCCGTGTGGACGCAATGATCAGCAGTGACAGCGATACGGTGGTGGGTGAATCGGAGCGTGTTTATGGCCGTTATGTGGTGACCTTGCCTCATGACACAACCATAAGTGAATACAACCGTATTGAGGTTAATGATTATACGCTGTCTATTGATGCCGTGGATCATCCCAAAAGCGAGGCAACCTGTTTGCGAGTATATGCCTACGAGTTATCGGAGCAGCCGTGAAAAGAACAGAATTAGACACAACCAGGCTTGATTTATATATTGTACAAACACCTCAACAGGCAGATAATGCCGTGTCTAAGATTGCATTCCTGGTTGAGGGTATGGCAAAGCAAATCGCTCCCCATGATACCTACGCCTTGATTCAGGGTATTAATACCAAAAAGGTTGCCAATGCTCATTATCGTGTACAGGATAGCGTTCACTATGGCATTTATCAGGAGTTAGGCTTTCACCATTACAGATCGGGCGCATGGATACAAAATCCGTTTATGATCCCCTCGCTTGAATCCGCGCGGCCTAAGTTTGCACGGCAATTAAAACTGGAGTTATTCAGATGACAACTGCAGGCACAGCGATACCAGGTGCATTATATTCAAGATTATCCGGAGATGCTACCTTAACGGCTATGTTAGCAAGCGGTTCGGCAAGCGTGTTCGCTTCAGGCGTATCTAACAAAGCGGGCTTCCCTTATGTGCGTTTTACTAAAATGGGCGGTGCACCGGATAACACAACCCCCTCAGATATGAGGTCATATCTTTACAGCGTGGTCGGATTTAGCGAGGTCAGCCAATCAGAGGCTAATAAAATCGACAACCGCGTTGATGATTTACTTAATGGACATAATTTGTCACTTGAAAATTACACCACGATTTGGATGGTCAGGGAGACAGAACTTCCCGACCTTGTAGAACACCCTGACGATAACACATTAATTTTTCGCGCAGGGGCTTTATACAGAATAACTATTGATAGTTAGATAAGGAGTTAATATGGCTTCACAACATGGTTCCGCACTGGTACTGCAATGGATTTGCGCTGAAGCACCAGCAGGAACAACTACACTCAACTCGGATTTCCGTAGTTGGAACGCAGACCGCACAATTGATTTTGTTGATCAATGTATCAAGCGGCTGAAAAACAGAAAAGATGTTTCGGCAAGCTGGACGGCGCTCTATCAGGCGGGTGGTTCTGCCGTATACAACGCGCTACAACCTGGTTATCAGGGCACGCTACGCGCTTCACCAGAAGGTACAGCATCAGGCAAACCTTTTGAAGACTATATGGTTTACGTCGAGAACGTCAGCAAGAATCAACCCTATAGCGATGTGATTGAAATCAGCGCATCGTTCATTGGTGATGGCAGCGGCTGGACTGATGGCAGCCACTAATCAATAAGAAATGAGGCAAGATGGATAACACGTTCGAATTTAGCAATGGGAAAACCGTTACCTTTGGATATGATGCCATCAGCTATAAAGAATGGCGGTCATGGATCCGCGGTGAATTATCCGCAGAAGAAGATGACCGGATGGTGGCTAAGGTGTGTGGATTGAAAGATAAAGAGCTGGAAGAAATTTACAACCTGCCGCAGCCGGAAGTCAAAAGATTTCTGCGCAAGAT